CTGTTCAATGCATTGTAAGCGTGTGTGGCAAGTTCCTCCGACTGTATTGCCAGGATGCGTTCCTGCGAATTCTCGAGGCAATCTCGTAGCAGACTAGATATCTTCGCAGCAGCTAAGGCTGCCTCTGCCCTGTCCTCCATCGGCATTTCTTTCAACCTATCTAGCAAATCTTCCTGCGTGAACTTGCTGGATACTATGAATTTTGCAATTCCAAATACTTCGTCCTCTCCAGCGTCCCGACCTCTGGCATTGGCCATATTCTTGAGTTGCTCTGCTACCTCTGGCCAGTGTTTGCCTATCTTTCCGAGAATCGACTCTATCCTTGGCACACTAGGCATTGCCAGAAGTTCCCTTCTACCATCCAATACATCAGCGACCACTTGCTCTGGCATGTCGAACTGCCCATACCAGTCGTCTAGGAGGTTGTACTCCTTGAAATGTGGTAAGACGAACTTGTTGGCCTCGTTCAATTTTCTGGAGTAAACATTCCAATTCAACACGTCCTTTGCATCTTTGGGCCTGAAAAGCAAGTCACTCTTCTTTCCGCTCTTGTGAGCTTTGAGTGGTAAGACTGGAATGTAACTGCCGTCCAACTCCACTGACACTTCAGCCTTGACGTGTTTCAACTGCCGACCTGGCAGTCTAATCTCATACATAAACTCCCCTTTGATCATCTGCAGCGCCATGACAGCTTTGAGGGCTGTAGTGTCCCTGTTCTTGATATTGTGCCACTCATTGGACACTAGTTCCATATTCGTGATTCTAGCTAAACTCTGCATCACGTCAGCATCACAGCCTTCTGGATACGCCAAGCCGAACGTACTGGTGAAGTGCCAGCTTGGGTATCGTTTCCACTGAGTGATTCTTATTAATTCACTGGCTGCACAGTCTACTTTTCTATACATTAGAATTCCGTCATTGATATCGCGCCATCCCGACAACTCGCCGTACTTCTTTGCTATCATGCCAATGACACTACCACTGTCATAAGTCTGACACCTAAGACTTAGAGACCGGATTAGTGATTCGGCCAAGCCTAATTGTGCATACTGAAACCCCATCGCTTCAACAGCTGCAGCCTCGTAAGTCGCCAAACATAATCGCCGCACCGCTCCTCCTACAACCAAATATTCAGGCTGGTGCTTCCTGGGGGCTTCGTAGTAGACTCCACCTCTTGCAGTGATCATAGGACCAAGTCCGAGGGCCCTTAAATCTGACGCAGGTAAGTACTGGCTGAATTTGTCTTGACCCAAACAAGATCTGAACCTACTACACCGTGTGGAGTAGAAGCCAACGAAGTTGAGCGCCTCGTGCCACAGTTCGGTCCACCCATAGTGGTGGCAGAACATATTAGCTACTAACATCACTTCAGCTGAATTGAACACATAGTCCTCAATGTACTGGTGGCAGTCCATTCTTGCACAATATCTTACTGCTGGTCTGTTCAAAGCAGGCCAACATGCTGCCAGAACTGCGTTATCAGAATATGGGTATTCTGGGGCAGCAGCTGCAATCATGATGGACACAGCTCTTCTCATTTCAGTTATGTCATTTGGAACCCAGACAACGTCACATGAGTTCACTGCTGCTGACTCCAACAAATTCCCGTGTCTTGAGGGATTATTCACATTCTCCACCAACACCCCAGACGCCCAGCTTGATTTCCTCTTGATGATCTCCCTCTCAGAGAGATAGCTTGAAACATACACGTTCGCCAATCTGACCAACAGTCGGAATGGCTGGGTGTCCAATCCTGCCAAGAAGGCCACGCTTTTGGCGTCTGTGGCATTGTATTGCTCCGGTTTTGCACCGCCGAAAAACCGAGCGGCTACGTTCAGAGCATTAATCCATGCTTTGTCATGCTCGGCAGATGTCAGATCTCCAAAGGCTTCTGCCACCACCACTTTGCCACCTCCGAGCCATGGGATGGCGTACGCTGGAAAATTCATCTTTATAGGACGTTCAGTCAAAAACTCAAACGCTCCATC